TTGGTAAAGCAGGTGTTGGGGGAGTAACGACCATAAGCGACGCTTGGGATAGCTTCAATGAAACATTATCGCTTGCTTTGCTTCCTACGCTTGACGCTTTAACTCCTGTTATAGGTGCTTTGATTGATAAAATGGCAGGTTGGGGCGAAAGTGCTGGTAAAACATTAGATAGCATAGTTAAGTATGTCAAAGAACTATGGGGAGCATTAGAAAAAAATGGAGCTTTAAGTTCTTTGTCTAAAATTTGGGACGGTTTAAAATCAACTTTCGGTTCAGTTTTAAGTATAATCGGACAACTAATAGAATCATTTGCTGGTATAGATTCAAAAACTGGCGAAAGTGCTGGTTCTGTGGAGAACGTAAGTAAAACTATTGCTAATTTGGCAAAAGGTTTAGCTGACGTCATAGAGAAAATTGCTGATTTTGCAAAAAAATTTAGTGAAAGCAAAGGAGCGATTGATACTTTAAAAACGTCTTTAGTTGCCTTAACAGCAGGTTTTGTAGCTTTTAAAATCGGTTCTGGAATAGTTACTGCTATTGGTATTTTCAAAAAGTTACAGACAGTAATTCAAGCAGGAACAGGTGTAATGGCAGCTTTCAATGCTGTTGTTGCCGTTAATCCTTATGTGTTGATTGCAGCGGCAATTGCGGCGGTTATTGCTGGTTTGGTTTACTTCTTCACTCAAACCGAAACAGGTAAAAAGGCTTGGGCTAGTTTCGTAGACTTCTTAAAGAGTGCATGGGACGGAATAGTTTCATTCTTTAGCGGTATTGGCCAATGGTTTGCTGATATATGGAACGGAGCAGTTGACGGAGCAAAAGGTATATGGCAAGGTTTAGTTGATTGGTTCAGCGGAATTGTGCAAGGTATCAAAAATATTTGGAATGGAATAACAACATTCTTCACAGGGTTGTGGAATGGAATAGTGAATATCGTTAAAACTGTGTTTACAACTATCTCTTCTTTAGTGACCGGTGTTTATAACTGGTTTGTTACAACTTTCCAACCCTTAATTAGTTTTTATCAATCTATATTTGGTTTAATTGGTTCGATAATTAGCTTAGCTTTTCAACTTATCTTGGCTGTAATTCGTGGTGCTTATAAATTAGTTCTTAACGCATGGCAAGGCCTGTCAGCTTGGTTTGGTGGAATATTTAATGCTGTTAGTTCAGTAGTTTCAACAGTATTTAGTGCCATTGGTGGCTTTGCTGTTTCAGCTTGGAATGTAGTTAGGTCAGTATGGAGTGCTATTTCAGGTTTCTTTAGTGGAATATTTAATGTTGTAAGGGGAGTTGCATCTAGTACTTTCAGCGCAATCGGAAGCTTTGCTTCTAGTGCTTGGGGAGTAGTTCGCTCAATATGGAGTGTAGTTTCAGGTTTCTTTAGTGGAATATTCAATTCGGTTCGTAGTGTAGTTAGTGGAGTGTTCAGCGCCTTTGGCGGCTTTGCTTCTAATGCTTATAATGCAATAACAGGAGTATTCAGTGGGCTTGGTAGTTTCTTTAGCGGACTATTCGGCGGGATCAGTAGCACGATAAACAGCGTTCTAGGTGGTGTAACAAGTACGATTAACAATATATCAGGAGCTATTAATGGTATCGCTGGTAAACTAGGCGGACTGTTCAAAGGCTCTATGGTAGTAGGCTTAACAGATGTTAATTTATCTTCTAGCGGTTACGGTTTGAGTACGAACAGCGTATCAAGCGATAATAGAACTTATAACACATTCAATGTACAAGGTGGTGCTGGTCAAGATGTTTCTAGCTTAGCACGAGCAATCAGACGAGAATTTGACCTAGGGAGGGCTTAATGGTAAGACAGTACAAAATACATACCAACTTAGACGGAACGGACGACAAAGTTTGGGACGTTACAAATGGAAAAGTTAGATTTTATCAGCCCTCTAATTTAGGTTTACAATCAACTAATAACATTTGGCAAAGTAATGGTATTGGAGTAATGGGAACACGCTCAATTACTCAACCTCAAATAGAATTTAAACTAGAAACGTTTGGCGAAAGTTTAGAAGAAAACTATCAATTAATGAAAGACTTTGTAAACGATATTCTTAGTAAAAAATTCGTTACACTTGAATATCAAACAGAGATTTTTCAGGTATATGCTGATTTAGCTTTAGCAGATGTCACTAAAACAGAAGGCTACGGTAAGAACGGAACTTTTAGCGAAAAAATAACTTTTGATATAATTACAAAGTGGTACACTTACGAAAATCTAACTTTTGACATGATTAAAAATGGTAAAGTTATCGCTGGTAAGTCTAAAATTTATGGCGGTTATAAAGGTAGCGAAACAGCTTTACAAAACTATAATAGGCTGAAAGCAAGTCCTTCTTTAAATCTTCCTAACTTGAATTTATTAGACGGTACTAAAGACTTTAGCGGAGATTGGCAAAGACCTTGGGGGTGGGTAAATGACGGAACTTATAAAGGTCTAACTGTTAAGAAAAAAACCGAAGCATTTAATGGAATTTTCAAGGCATTTACAGCACCAAAAGACGGTGCTTATACTTTCTCAGCTTATATTAAAAGTTCAGGAAACACACCGAACATATATAGATACGTCGATATTTGGGACATTCATGGAAAGCCAAAATGGACAGAGCATAACAATGTGTTAATGGGAAATAACTTTGATTGGTTAAGAGATCATTATACATTAAATTTAAAAACTGGTGATACTATTTGGCCTAGGTACGAAATAGCTGGTTATGGAACAGATTCAACTTTATGGACTGCTGGCCATAAGTTGGAAGAAGGCTCAACCGCCACCCCTTGGATGCCATCAGCTAACGAAGTCACAACTGCTGATATAAGCGAATATTTTGGTTATAACTACATAGAAAATCAAGCATACACTTATTATGGAGAGACAAATATAGACCGTTTAAGCCGTTGGGATATAAAAGATGAAATATTTAGTTTTATGGGGATATTATATCCGCAACTTCCTAAAACACCTACTGGGGTTAGATTTTTAGACGATATTGGAAATGAATATACTGCAATTGTATTTAAGACGGAACAGGCACAGAATTATATTTTAATAAATACAGATGTAAATGACGAAACCTATCAAGGTTGGAACGGAACGTCTTCATTAAATTTATTCCCTGTAATGGACTTTGAACGATATAGAACTCGTATAATTGAAAAAGGTCAAATGGAACTAATCAACCTTACCAAGGCAGAGTTTAAAATTAAGAGAAAGGCGGACTTCGTTTAATGTTAGAAGCTAATATTTATGATAACTTTAACCCTAATTATTATAATATATCTGATTTTAATCTTCCTAATGGCAAAAAAGAAAAAAGAGGTCTACCAATACCAAGGGCAAGATGTCAAGTTATTAACTATGAATTGTGGGAAACGGGTTATCTTTATACTTCATCGGCTACATTGGCCGTTTCGGTAGAAGTTGGCGATATTGTTCAAATTCTTTTTCCTGAAGTTGTTCCAGTCGAGGAAGCTCTAGGTCAAAAGAAAAAACTGAACTTAGATATGGTTTATCTTGTTACAAGTGTAGATGAAAGCAACAAAGTCACGTTAAAGAACTATTTTTGGGCAATGATTGAAAGTCTTGATGTTCCGAATGCAATAACTAAAACGACAAACTCCGCTATCATTGACTATCTAATTGACCCTAATAAAAATAATTTAATGAGTTATGGTTATTTCTTTAATTCAACTATCTTTGCTGGAAAGGCTACAATTAACCGTAAAGCGGAAACTTCATCAGCTCATGACGTAGCAAAAAGGATATTTTCCAAGGTTCAATTTCAACCAACTACAACCATTCAACATGCTTCATCTGAAACAGACCCTAGAAACTTGTTATTCATTAACTTCGCTTCTAGAAACTGGAACAGAAACAGAATCACGACAAGGATAGATTTCAAGCAAAATGTGTCAATGGACACGGAAACAATAGTAGAACGTTCAGCTTATAATTTTGCTGTTGTGTTTATCAAAAATAAGGAAGCAGACGACTACATAGACCCTCCTAAAATGTACACAGCAAAAAATAACGGCGATGTCATTGATTATAGCACTTATCATGGAGACGGAACAGACTTGCCAGAAGTAAGGACGGTTAAAACATTATTTTATGATAGAGATGACCACGGAAATCCTCCAGACATGTCTACTATTAAAGCAGAAATTTCACCCTCTACAATCGTCACAAGATTAATCTTTAATCAAAATGAACTTTTACCTTTGTATGTTAATGACTTAGTAGATATATGGTATGATGGTAAACTATATTCTGGGTATATAGCCGACAGAGTTAAAACAGAGTTCAATGATAGACTTATCTTTGTAGAAAGTGGAGGCAAACCAAATGTTATATGAGTATGTAGCTACTTATGGCGACAAATATAGAATAGGTAGCTTTAGAGGATACAGAGAACTTCGTAAAGACCACTTAGAACTTTTGCAAGGTAAAGTATACTACAATAGCGAAACTACGCTTAGAATTGAAACTACTCTCTTGTATGATGTAGGACAATTTGTGTCAATCGGAGGTTATCCGTATGGTGGTAGAAAATTTAGATTGTTAGAGCTATCAATTACTGATAACCCAGTTTTAGATAAAGCGAAAATAATTTCAAGAAAGGTTAAAAATGACAATTAAAAACTTCACGTTTTTCAGTCCAAATGGTACAGAGTTCCCAGTCGGTTCAAATAATGACGGAAAACTATACATGATGTTGACAGGAATGGGCTACGGAACGATTAGACGCAAAGACTGGACAAGTCCGGTAAATACAGCCCTCAACGTACAATATACTAACACTTCAATTATTGCAGGTGGTCGATATTTTGAACTATTAAACGAAACGGTAGCTTTAAAGGGCGATTCTGTTAATTATATTCATGCAAATATCGACTTAACTCAAACCGCTAATCCTGTTAGTTTATCAGCCGAAACCGCAAATAATAGCAACCGTGTTGATATAAACAACGGCCCTGGCGTTTTGAAAGTTTGTTTTGATGTTATTGTAACTTCAGGAACTGGTGTAACAAGTACTAAACCAATTGCTCAGACTAGCGATTTAGATAGTATTTCTGTAAATGATATATCACTTAAAGGTTCAATCAATTTTCCAACTCAATTGTCGACAGTTCAAACCGCCCCTGGTTTGCAATTGCAACTTACTAAAAAGAACGATGATTTAGTAATTGTTAGGTTCCTTGGTAGTATAGCAAATATAAAAAAAGGACAAACGATGTCTAGGACGTGGGTAGATGAACCGTTTCGCCCATCTGTTGTTCAAAGTCTTATTGGTCATCTTGTTGGAAGAGATAGCATTTTCCATATTGACATAAACCCAGATGGTAGTATTACTTGGTGGGGGCAAGATATTGGTCGTGACCCTTTGTCGTCACGTGGCAACGCAAGCTACTTCATTAAATAACAAAATAGAAAGCAAAACAAAATGGTAACTAGAATGATTTTAATAACTATCTTAATTTTGGCGATTCTTTTCGCTACGTGGGTTAAAGATAGAGAAGCAATGAACCCACCTTTAAAACGTAGACTTGTGATTGATTTGACGGTAGTCTTCGCGCTATGGGTTTTATATGCAGTCTTTTACTTTACACAAACACCCTCAACTTCTGATATCGCTAAAACAGTGATTAACGTAGCCTTGTTGTACTTCGTAGGACAATTTATTTACTTAATCGCAAAAATTAGCCCTATGTTTGACGGTTTGGTTAAACTTATGAAAAAGAATGGTGTAAGTGTTCCTGAAGCGGAAGAAGAACAAACGGAGGATAAAAAAGAATGAATATAACTAACGCTGGCATACGTGGTCATAATCCTACTGGGGTTGTGATTCACAATGATGCAGGCTCAAATGGTGCTAACACTAATTTTTATAATGGTTGGTTACCTACGCATAACCCTGAAAATGGCTTTGCTCATGTTTATATCGCTTCGGACGGACGTTTACAGGCTTCTGACTTTAGTAATATGGCATGGCATTGTGCTAACTCATACGGTAACGCAAATTACGCAAGCTGGGAAGTATGCCAATCAGAGGGAGATTTAACCCAGTTCTTGAGAAATGAGCAATCGGTACTAGATGATGTAGCTAAGTACATGAAACAATGGGGACTAACTCCTAATCATGATACTGTGAAGCTACATCAGGAGTTATCATCTACTTCATGCCCTAGACGTTCCGTAGAGGCTCACGGCGGCACGGTAGAAAGCTGTCGCTCATACTTTATCGCAGAACTAAATAAACGCCTTACAGGGCAAACTGTAAGCACAGATAACAATAACACAACAAATAATACAGATTTAGAGGACGACGAATTAATGAAATTTACATATCAAGTTAATGCAAAAAATGGAAAACCTGCTGGCGGAGTATACTACTTCAACGGAACAAAAGTAATTGGTTTAACTAATGGCGACCAATTGAATATCGTTAAACAAATTTATAAAGAAACAACAGGCAAAGACCTTAAACATTATGTTTGGAGTGAGAGTGCGCCTTGGCACGTGCGCTTTTTACAAGCTAATAACATTAAAGTTGAAATGGCACCATACAAATAAAAAAGAGCCTCACTTAATTGTGGGGCTTTCTTTTGTAAATGAATATATCTTACTTTCTATTTTCTTGATTTTATTTATACTTTACCATGTCGCCCATGCAGTTCCACCTGAATCTTGGTATATACTTACTGCTTTATCTAAATAATCTTGAGGGCTTAAATTAGATACTTGCCCATGTACGTTTTGCATGATTTGAAGGTAACCCCAGCATGATAGTTCATTTTCAACATAAGGATTTCCGCTCGATTCCTTGTAAATAACATCAAGCCATTTACTAGCAGTTACTCCTGTCTTACTTGACATATAATTCGCTGCTATTTCAGGACTTACGCTAGACCAATCCGTCCCAACGTTGCCATTAGTTGCTGTATTTGGCACAACTTCTAAACTAACTTCTTGCTCCCTTTCAGCTTCAAGTTGTTCTCTTTCGATTCTGTCAGCTTCAATTCGTTGTTCTTCAAGTGCTTTCTCCTTAGCTTGCCTTATATGCTCATATTTTGCTTTCTCTTGCGTTTTAAACTCTTGTTCATATAATTGTGCCACAATATCATTAAAGCCCTTATCCGCCCTTTTATGAGCGAATTGAATCAACGCTATACTTCTAGTTGTGTCATCTGTTAAAATAAAGATAATTACTCTCCTTAAAATTTTGGCGGTTCTTTTCGTTCTGGAATTTCAACTTTATCATATTCGCCATTTTTAATGTAAAAACTATTCTTTTTATATAGTTCTTCTAGCTCTTTATTCCATGACTTGTAATAGTTCAATAAGTCTACCGAATTTTTTAATTCATGCACAGCTATTTGTTCTAAGTGACTGCCGATTAATTTTAATATAAACCATTGTGCGCCTTGTGTTTCTTCTTTTTTCATGCCATACTCTTTTCTATACTTCAATTGCTTACCTGATTAATTGCTTCAATAATGTTATTACCAGCATTTATTAGAATTTCATCGCTTACAGTTACATTCTTTCTTGAAAATAGTTCGCTCTCAATCTTCATAAAGTGCATTGCTTTAGCTAAAAATTGAGCTGATGATTCATAATATAATGTTTCCATTTCATCATCTGAAAGCTGTGTTAAGTCATCATTAGCAAAAGTTGTGAGTTTTCGCTTAATCTCTTTGCCATTGTCATCTTCTTCTATAAAAAAACGTCTCATCTATTCCTCGTCCTCATCTTCATCTAATTCAAGTTTTTCTGTTTCCAAATAACTTAAGTAGTCATGTGTAGTTTCTTCGCATATTGTGCAAACTGCACTTAAACCACCACAACAACAATCTAATGTTACCCATTTATGTTTGCATTCCATTTATTTCATTCCTTTAATTTCAAATTTTTCAATAATATACCTTTTAGAGCCAAGCTCAAATGTGATTAGATAATTATTAAAAGGGTCATTCTTGTTCAAGTTATTAGCAATCTTTCTAGCTGTTTGCTGTGGACATTTTGACCTATTTATTTTACTTGTATAATTGTGTAAGATTATCTCATTGCCTCCCTTTGCATTTTACGCTTTAGTCGTTGCTTATACAGATATTCTTTACTTGGCTTTAAACTAGCCAATAACTCATCTAATAAGTCAAATGCTTCTCCGTTATCTCCTGCCCTATCAATCTTTTTAAGTGTAAGCTCGTGCATTTCATCATCATTGAAAAACATAGTAAGATAAGGGAATGCTACGGTATGCGGTAAACTCAAGCGTGATTTAGTTGTATTTAACTTAGGCCATGTACCTGTCTCATCTTTAATTTTTAACTCAAGTCGATTCATTCCGATACATTGCTCTTTTAGCACGCTAGTAATTCTTTCATATACTTCTTCGTTTGTCATTATGCTATAACCTCCGTTATTTCAGTTATTTTTCTAATTTCTGCTTTATGCTCTGTTATGGTTTCTTTTTCTTCTTTAATTTCGTGTGCTTCGCTTAAACTATAAACTTTAGTTTTATTTTCTTTCCAAAACCCCATAGTTCCAGTGTCTATCAATTCGTACCATGTTACTGTATAATAAGTCCATTCGTTTTCCATTATCCTATTACTCCTGTCTTGATATTTAGTCTTTGCTGACTTGATAAGTGATATAAATTACACCACTTACAGTAATAAGCTCTAACTGGTATCTTATCATTTTTATTTTTCTTGTTCTTTTTAATATGCTGGGCAGTAGCTATTGAATATAAAGCGCCCATTTTTGTATATTTGCGTTTTTCACACATGATCTAACCACTCCTTAATTGTAAATAATTCAAAGCCTTTTAGCTTACTTTGCTTTTCAATTTCCACTTGATTTCTATCTAGGTCTGTCAGCAATTCAATTACAGGCATACCGTTGTCAAGCCACCTGATGACTGTATTAGCTTTAAGCCCGAAATGCTTAGCACATTGAGCCTTACAACTAAAGTGTAGTTCTTCTTCCGTCATAGGGTTATAAGCTACTGCCTTTATAGCTTTTTGTATTTCCATTATTTAACCTCCTTTTCTATAATACTATGATATCAAAAAAAGTTCACACTGTCAAGCATAAACTATTTTTAATTATTTTATTCCTTCCCAGCGTTCAAAATCATCAGCTAGTTCTTGTATAAAGCCCATAATATCGTCAGTAGTGTACTCTGTAAGCTCATTCTCGTTACTTA